TTATTTTAAATTTTTTATGCAGAAAAAGCCCCCTCTGTAATTTTTCCTAAAACTGTTGATATTTTCCTGGGAAATTCCTAGTGTTTTCCTGGTCTAAAATGCTCTAGTATTGTTATATATCAATGTTTTTCCTAGAACTTGCCTTAAAAAGACCTATTTTAAAAAAAAAAAAATAAAATGTTTGTAAGAGAGTGTACTAGGAAAAAACACAGCTCCGAGGACCGAGAGCCGTGGGGCTTGTCCCCCCTACCAACACCCTAATTTAAAATATAATTTTTCGCTAGACAACTATCACGCTACTCGAAACTAGGGGTTTGACAAAGGGAGCTGAACCCATTATTACTTAATTAAGCAAAAAATTCCATTTTTTTGCCTCTTTGTTAGTTAATTTCTAGGTCATCCGTTTTAATTTGTTTTTCAGATGGCCTAGATTTTATCCTTGAAATTCATAATAGAACGTATATCTTAATAACATGTTTTGTGTTTCATACACGATTCCTATCTCTCTGAAGGGTGGCGATTGCTCCCTGCCCTTCAGGTTAAAATTTTTTTATCCTCCATGACTATTATTCTAATTCTAACGAGCTGTTAAAAGATATTATAATTTTAGATTTTTCATAAATATTCTTCTTAGATTCATGTGGTATAAAACCAGGAAAAGTAGCAATAGATCCCTCTCTTACTCTTAAAACACTATTATCAATTGTTGTAGCACTCTCTAAGCTTGGAAGCTGCAAATAAAAAACATTAGTAAAATTAGTGCCTGAATGAACATGACTCTTATGATAATCACCCTTATTATAAATTTGATACCAACAATTTTGTATTAATAATTTTTTTGAGTTGGTCTTAGCAATGAAGTCTGTGCAAAAATTTTTAAGTATTTTTTGTTGAAAAAAACTTAACCAATCTCCTTTTTTAGAAGAATAAAAATCTGTTTTAGTTATATTTTCATGGGTAATTCCATAAGGGTCTTTTAAAATTAAATCTATCAAATATTTTTTTATATCTAAAAAATTTTTAATTTCATAATAATAAAAATAGTTATTCATTCTTTAAATCATCTAAAAATTTATCTATAAACACATTATCTGCATCCATAATTTGTCTCCTTTTATTCTCTATATTTCTTCTTAAAGTTCGTCTTATTTCTATGTCTGTTTCATTCTTAAGTCTTTGAAATAAAAGGTTATATTCATGCCATAAAAAGTGTTTTCTTTTAAATTTTATAAGGCCTTGTCTCAGAGCTTTGAGATATCTATACCTAACGTTTTCTGGCTCCCAACCAGCCCACCAACAAATTTGTTCAAAATCTTTTGATTTAGCAATCCAATAATGTGCATCACATTTGTTTAGGCTATTCTTTCTATCTCCTGCTAAAATTTTAACATCTTCAAACGCATTTAAAATAACATGTCGCCAAAGCTTTTGTTCATTACAAACATGATTTTCTGAGATAATATCAGATGCAATACTAGTGCCCATAAGTTTTAACAAGTCTAGAGAGTAGATCACGATAATGGCCTTTCGAATTTCTAAAGTTTAAACGAGTGGCGACTTCGTAATGTTCATGAACATCATCAATCAGAGTTGTGATGGCTGCACCTTGTAAATTTTCTTCTAAGATATGTTCTTTAATATCCTTGAAGTCTTGAGTCATTTCTTTTTTAGTATAGTTATCCATTCTCATACTTTAACATCTTCTCTTCGATAAGAATTGAAATCTATAACGTTTGACTTATTTTTTTTTATCTTAACTAATACTTTTTTAATTGTTTTCTTTTTGTTAGGTTTGCTATGTAATGTGTAAATATCATTTGTATCTTGGAGAAATTGTGGTCCCAATTCAGTATAACCAAATTGCACCCCATTTAATAAAGCAAAAATAGTTTGTTGAAATAATGTAAATTGAGTAGGCGTAAGTTTCTCTGCTGCCAAGACCGACAGCTTTGTTAAATCAGTGATACCACCCTTTTTCTTTACCATGTATATAATCCCAAGCTATTTTAAATAATAATGTTTGTTCTGCTTCTGACTTAGGTCCGTGAGACGTGTTTCCTGATCCATTACAAATGATACAAGATACTGGTTTCTTAGAAAAATTAGCAACGATAAAACCTTTACCTTTGCAATCTATACAGCTCTTGATGTCGTAACTATTATCACTCATATAAAAAAATATTTATTAACGCAAGTATTAATTGTAAAGATTATTTTTAATGGGATCAATGCCTAGGGTTTATAACCCACGACATTTTATTTAATGTAAGCTAAATTAAAAGCTACAGAAATTCTTTCAACATCAGATTTAAAGGGTGAAACCATATGTAAAAGATCTTTAGGAAAAATAAAAATATCTCCTCTTTTAGGTAAGAAAACTCTTTCATTAATAAAATTTTTTATAGGTGAACTAATTACAAAACTTACCATTCCAGGACCATTTGTACCATTACCATTCCAGTTTTCGTTTTCTTTTATTATTTCATCTGGCATAGATAGATATAAAACACCAGAAAAATCACAATTATCGTGCCTATGTAATGGATTAAATTCACCTGATTTCATAAAATTAACCCAAGCTTTTGTTATTTTTAATTTAGACTGAAAGCCATAAAAATGTTCATGTGCAGCATTAAAATTATTTACATAATCATTTATTATTCTTATAAATTTTTCCTCATCAATTGAATACTCATTATCAAGATGTCCAGCTAATTTGCCTCTAAAATCATAATCTTTGTTTTTATGACAAAGCTTACCTATTTCAAAAAGATCAGTATCTATAATTGTATTGTGATATAATAGTGGTCCCCAATGATAAATTTTTGCATCCATAATTTTTTTTATTTTATATCTTCATTATTCCAAAAAATTAAAAGTATAGTAATTAAAGCAAATATCATTCCTATAATTAAAATATTTAATAAAAAAGTCATTCTCAATTACTCTCTATTAAAACTTTTTTGATGGCAAGTCCGATGATTCTTGCACATTGTGGGACGATTGCGTTTCCGAGACTTTTGATTCTGTTTGATCTATCTTTGTCCAATTCATAGGAAATCCCATTAGGAACTCCACAAAGGTTGGATTGAGTTTGCCACCAGGTGTATTGTTTTTCAGAACTTGTCTCGGTAATATCGATGCTTGATCTCTGGCTTCCTTCCAAGTCGGTTGATATGCTGCGTCTTTGTAATCTCTCTGTCTCGGTGTTGGCCATAGTTTGTTCACTACATCGTTCAGTTTGGCTCCAAACTTTCTGCCAGTCCCAACCCTCGTTACACTCCAACCTGATGAATTCTTTTTTACTGTTTCTGGTGGTGCTACTACATCCATCTGACAACTTGCTGATGGTGTTGGATACATTTGAACTACTTGATTCAATGGTGGCTTCTGTCCCCCTCCCGGATGTGGTTTCCGTGGTTTGTTGATCTCGTTTGAATCGAATGTCGTTGGTGTTGGAAACGATTGTTTCTTTGATCGAAGATGTTTCTCCACATCTCTCATGTCTTTTATCGGCATTCCTGTCTGTACTTGCTCTGCTAAATTTCCTGGTGGAATTGATTTCCTCCCTATTTTTGCTCTCATTTTTATTCTTCTCTGCATTGCATCTGGACTCCGCTGCGAGATATCCATTGTGCTTGGAGTGAGCCATAATCCAGACTCTATTCCTTTGGTGCCAAGCACCGATGCCTGAAGCTGGAATAAGGAAACATTGGACTTCGAAACCTTCACTTTCCAATTGGTCTTGCACCTGTCGGAGTACCATGCCGTCTTGGAGGTTAATAAGGCCTTGCACATTCTCCCCAATAACGAACTCTGGTTTAATTTCTTTAATGAGTCTAAACATTTCTGGCCAGAGATATCTGTTGTCGTTTGTTCCTTTTTGTTTTCCTGCAACACTGAATGGTTGGCATGGGAATCCTCCAGTAATGACATCTGCTTCGAATTCTTCTCCTTTGACATTTCTTATATCTCCTTCTATTGGTACATCAGGAAAATTTTTTTGTAAAACTTTCTGACAAAATTCATCAAACTCTACAAACTTAACTGTATCAAATATCCCAGTGGAGTGAAGCCCTAAACTGAAACCTCCAATACCACTGAATAAATCTAATACTTTAAGCTTATTGTTCAATTTGATCTCGCATTTTTAAAAACTTTAATTTTGCGATTTTAAGCATACGATCAAAGAGAGATTCTGCTTTGACCGTATGTATCTTGTTACGTAATTGTCCATTAACATATAAGGCAACATTATTGGATTCTAGATCTAGTTCAATTGTAAAAAACTCTTTAGCTTTTATCTTTTTTGGATCGGACATTTGCTTCTCCATTAATAAGTTTTGTACGAAAAACTGCATTTGGTACTTTTTGTTTTCTAGCTTGATGGTCTATGTAATCACTTAATATTTTTGAAATCATAGCACCAGGTGCTCTAAATTTTTCTTTACATAAACCTTTAAGTAAATCGTAATCAGTTTTTTTTATTGCAACAGATTTCCATTTGTTAATGTCCATCTTTTACCTCCATATCTTCTGTTAAAACTAAAGGTTCTAAAGTTTCAGTAATACCTAAAGCATCTTTAAGTCTTTTATTTTCAGCTGTAAGCTTATCTAAATTTTTTTGAAGTTTATTCATATTTTTTAACAAACTCTGAATTGTTTCTCCAAGTTTATCAAGTGCAGCTTCTAAATTTATATCTGGCTCAGGTTTCTCTCCTAAGGGTGGATGCACAGTGTAATTAGTTAATTGTAATGTTTTATTGATTGACATTTTTTTCCTCCTTTGTTGGTTCATTTTTACGGCAATCTAATTCATCTTCTACTAAATATGTTGCAATTGTTTTATTAAATGGAAAATGCTTTCTGCCTAGGCCATCAGTGAAATGAATTTCTGAAATAGCATCGACATACATATCCATATGAAGAGAATCTTCAATTGGGCTTCCATCAAAATCATGTGAAGGAATAAGACTCAATTGTTCATCTACTTCAGAAATGATATTATCTAGTATAAGACTTTTACTTTTTTGTTTTTTCATGAAATCTTACTTTAATGGGATATGGGTAAAAGTCAAATAAATTATGAAATATATTTTAACAATAACCCTGTGCTCCTTAGTAGATAATGTGTGTTTACCACCACATAGTTTTTCACAATTTTATGATGATTTATATACATGTCAAATGGATGGGTATTATAAAGCTATTGAAAAAACTAAAGAAATAGGTATGAACGAGATAAATAAACATAAAATCTATACAAGTTTTAGATGTGAAGTTTATAATACTATATGATCTTAAAATTTATATTACTAGGTACCATATGCTGGAATTTCCCAGATGTGGGTACTCAATGTTCACAATATATGGATATGAACGTCCCAGATGCAGCGACATGTAAAGAAAGAGCTTTAATGACTGGTAGGAAGCATAAAGCCGAGATCGAAGAATTAGGGGGCTTTATGGACGAATATAGGGTACAATGTATGGCTATAGACTCTGAGGGGTACAATGTTGACCATTCCTTTAATATATCTTATAATATCTTATGACAGCTTATCGTATTAGAGCATGTATGGGAGGGCAGCAATTAGACCATGTAGTTGAAGCTGCAAACAGCACTGAAGCGATATTAGATTTGTCAAAACAAGTGGATCAAGGCAAGGTTGAAATAATTGAAGATGGTTTCACTGGTAATGCAAGGATTCACATAACATATGAGGAACTTAAATGAGTCCTGAAAAAATAAAGTTGTTGAAAGAACTTCAAGAACTTGAAAACAAGTGGTCAGCTGATTTAATGACTAATGGGTTATGCACAGTTGATATGCTTAAGACAGAAAGTGATATTAGAGCAAAAAGAAATGCTATTAAATATCAAGATGTACAAGAAAATTTAGCTGCTGCTGGTTAATTTTTCTTAATTTTTAAAAAAGGAAACTTTTTACTTAGGACATCTGTCGGCTTTTTAAACTCATAATGATTTATAATTTTAAATAATTTTTCTCTTTTAGCTACTGCATATGGCAAAAATAATTTGGCTAAATGTAATGCTTTTTGATGTGAACATCTCCAACGCCATTGATCTTTTTTACCCATTGATCCTTTTCCAATACCCTTAAAATGTATAGACCCAACTTTTACAATATCATAAAAATTTTTAATACAATCTAAATCAGTCATTGCAATTTCCATTGCAACATTCCATTTTTTATAAACTTTACCTGAGGGATTTTTACAATTGTATTGTGCATAATTTATATTACCTTCTCCATCAAATAGTCCAGCTGCATATCCAATTAAGTCTTGATTATTATGTGGTAAATTTTTTTTATTTAGCATCACCCCAACTTTCTCCAAGTCCATAATCAACAACACTTGGTACTTTAAATTCTATAGCATCTTGCATAATCTTTTGTATTTCTTTTGCGTGTGCTTCATCATTAACATTAAAACAAAGTTCATCATGTATTTGTAACATTGGAAGATGACCTGCTTTATAACAATCTAACATTGATTGTTTTGTTTGATCAGCTGAAGATCCTTGAATTAATCTATTTAAAGCTTTGTAAGTATATGCTCTTTTTATATTATCTTTTCCATACTTTGCTACTGCGTCTTCATACTTTTCTGCAACATGTAATCCAAAATCTCTAGTCTCCCACATATCGAATCTACATTTTCTACCCTTTTTAGTTCTTATCACACCTTTTTCATCTGCTGCATACTTACATCTATCAGATAATTTTTTTACAAACGGTACCTTTTTATTGTATTTAACAATTAATTCATCTGCCTCTTCTTTTGTAACACCTAATGAATTTGCTAATTTATTTTTACCCATTCCATACATTAAACCAAGTCCAATTGTTTTTGCTTGAGTTCTTTCTATACCCACTAAATCAGCTACAGTCTGATGAAAATCTGCAGAGGCATTTTGATATGCTTGAACTAATTCATTTGACCCCTCATAACCATCACCAATTGATGCTGCATAATGAACTGTCATTCTTGGTTCTTGTTGTGAGTAATCAAAACTACCCCATTTAAATCCTTCTTCTGGTATAAAGAGACTTCTTATTTTAGGACCAAAGTCTTTGTTTCTAGCTGGGACTTGTTGAAGATTAGGATTACTCATAGATAATCTACCAGACACCGTACCTCCATTATCACCCCTTAATTGATTTATCTCACCATGAATTCTTCCATTGATTTGATATTTCATAATTGAAGAAAGAAAAGTTCCATGAAATTTGTTCACCTCTCTTGCACTTACAATTAGTTGTGCTATTTTATTTTTATTATTAATTAACCAATTTTGAGTAAAGGAAGGCTCTTTTGTTTTTTCAGTTCTTGGATAGTCTAACTTCAATTTGTCGAAAGCTTTGGCAATCTGGCGTGATGCCCAAATGTCTACTTCTATTCCTGATTCTTTTTTTATGGCCAGTAATATTTCTTTTTCTTGGCTCTTCATTTCTTTTCGTAATGCTTCAGCTTTTTCCACTTGCACTCTTACACCTCGTTGACGCATCTTTATTAGCATCGGAAGCAATTGCTGCTCCATTTCCCAAACAGTAGTCAAGCTCTGTTGAGCTATTTCATGCTTAAACCTTTGCCATAATTTTAACGTAAGTTCTGCATCTTGCTCTGCATAATATCCAACATGTTCAGCTGGTAACTTCCACATCTCAGCCTTTGGGTCTATACCATGAGCTGCCGCAGCTTCTCTTAATTCTGTTTCAGCTTTTATTTCATTAAGATAATCAACTGATAATGCATTTAAAGAATATGAAAATCTATTCTCATCAATTAGTGCAGCTGCAATCATTGTATCTACTATAGGTCCGTTGACCGTGATACCTGATGCTTCTAACCATCCTACATCATATTGTGCATTATGAAAAATTTTAGTTGAGGGTAAAGCACATATGTCTTTCATATATTTTTTTACTTGTTCAGGTATCATGTTTCCACCACCTAAATGACCAAACGGAAAATAACCTTTCCAACCTTCAACTGCTACTGCAAATCCTACAATCTCACCTTTACCTAAAGCCCATCCAGCTCCTAATCTTTGATTAATACCATCGTCTCTTGTTTCTAGGTCAATTGCTATTTCTTTGTATTGAGATAAATCTTTATACTCACTAGGTGTATTCCACATAGACTTTTTGAAAGTCAAAGTTAATTGTAATCCGTTACTCATTATTTTGTACTATCATTCTTACTATTGTTGATGTTGGGTTTAGATCGAAGTCTTTTGTGCACCCTTGTAATAAACTGCTTAACAGCACAAGAACCACAATAATAAATTTTGTTTTCAATAATAACTGCATTTTTTTCACACTCTGAACATTTAATTTTTACTTTTTTTGTCATCAATTCTATCTTTAAGATGTTTTATCTCTAGATCACAGTAATGTTTTATTTTTTCTAAATCTTGTATCGGATTACCTTTAAGTAAATATCTACACACATATTTAATTATGTTTGCTTGTAATGGGTTCAAATTATTTTTTCTAATAAATGTCCATGGTTGAATTAAAAAACTACGGTAGTGATTCCCCCCAATTTGCTTATCATCAGGAAATGCTTCATCAAACATATCTTTATTTGTCATTTTTCTCCTGTACATAAATTAAATAATCTTGTCCAATTGGATAGTTAAACTTATAGTCAGTTCTAAGTAAATGTAAAGTTTTTCTTGCTCTTGTTACTCCAGTATACCAAACTTTACGTTCATCACTTTTTTCTTGTTTATTTTTATTTTTATAATCAGATGGGTAATTAGCTTTACTATATAGTACAACATGATTCGCTTCTCCTCCCTTTACACTATGTATTGTATCGATAGTTATTAACGGATCTTTGTCTAATTCTTTTTGACCATATCTTCTAAGTAATCTTATGAAATGTCTTACTTGTTTTGGTTTAAAATTTCTTCTTAATATCCAATACCAAGGTTTATTTTTTTGACTATCTTCTAAACTAAGACCACACCATTCTTTTAAAGTTTGAAAATCATATTCTCTTAAATCTGGTTCTGCCCTCCAAAATTTATCTAATCTATAAGCTGGGTCTTCAAGTTCTCTTATATGTTTGTACATATTTCGAGCTGCTTTCTTATCAATTTTTTTATTATTACTTATTGCAGTCCATGCTTTTATTGATTCCCATTGTTTTTGGTCAAAACATTTGGTGCCTTTATTATCTTTATAATATAGTCCTGCATCTTTGGCTAACATCCTTAATTCATTTACAGTTTCATTTATCCTACCAAGTATGTACCAATCCTCATCAAATGTTTCAAAAGGTATTTCTTTAAATGAAAGATAAGCCTTAACATATCCTTTAGTACCACCGGGAAGATATTCTTTTTCTTCACTATCGTTAATACCTCTTCTAATTACTTGTGAGAATCTATGTATAGCCTCACCAAATCTTTGGGTTCTTCTAAGTTTTACCTTACGGCCAGGAAAAAATTTAGTAAAATATTTTGGATCAGCTCCATTCCATTTGTATATAGCTTGATCATCATCTCCTGCTAAATATATTCTATCTACCTTAGGAGCCATCTTATAAATAACTGACCATTGTAATGGTGTACAATCTTGTGCTTCATCTAATATTAAAACTTTTAAATAAGGAAAATCTATTTCTTTAATTGCTCTTTCAATCATATCATCAAAATCAATAAATGATCTTTCTCCACCACCAGTTTTGTAATGTTCATAAGTGCTTATCTTTCTAAGAAACACAGTCAGTGAATCCCTTTTGTAGCTTTCTAATTTGTAAGCTTCTTCAGGTTTGATTAGTAAATTCCTAGCTTTACTGTACACACCAAGAGACCAATCCTTATACATAAAATTATCATCAGCTAATCTCTTATCACTTGTTTTAATTACTTTTGTTTGTAAGGCAAAATCAATTGTACAATCCTTAGGATCAAATACTTCTTCAGGAAAATATCTTCTACAATAAGTATGTAATGTTTTAAACCTAGAAAAATCATCTAAATTATATTGTGGAAAAGATTCCATGGCTCTTTTAACTGCAGTATTAACAGCTTTATTTGTAAATGATAGATAAGCTATTTGTTGTGGCTTGATACCTTTTCTTAAATAATTTTTTAAAACTTTTTCAATTAAAGTATATGTTTTACCTGTACCGGGAGGACCAAAGATTTTAATTGTCTTATGGTATAACTCTTTAAGTATTTTAAGTTCTAAACTTTCCTGTGTGGAATTCGTCATCCATCTCCGATACTGCTTTTGTTTGTTTTGGTTTTGTTGCTTTTTTATAATCTACAAATTTAGGCATCTCTACTGACCATACATTTTTTACTCCTTCATGATAATCTATTCTTTCACAACCTAACAAATGCATTGCTTCTGCTGCACTTTTAAATGTTTTATCATTACCTAAAAATTTTTCAAAAGTAATTTTTTTAAAATAACAAACATTTGTTTTAGAATCTAAAACTACATAGTTATCTTGAAGCTTATCAAAGTCATCTTCTTCAATATGACTTTCAAAGAATTTTTTAAGAAAGTTATATTTTTCTTCTCCAAGTGTATCTTCAAATTTCATCTTCTCATTTTCTACTGCTTTCTTTACGATAGTCGACATAAGCATTTCAAAAGGAGATGGTCCACTTCTAGGTCTAGGAAGTGTTATCCAATAGATACCATATCTTAGTAATTTTACTCTAAAAGACTTCTCATCTTTCATATCCTCAGGACCAATAATAATTTTTTCACCTTGAAACACAAATGAGTATTCAATTGACTTAGTGCTTCTTATAAATTCTATTTCTTCAAAGTCATCTATTAAGTCTGGTACTTGTGAACCTATACCTAACTTTCTAAATTTACATAAATCTTTGTTACATATAGGTGTAATTGCACCAAGCTTAGGTGGACATTTATAATTATAATCTTTTTTAATTACAGATCTTGCAACAGAGTTTTCTACTTCTCTAGTATCCATAGGTGTAACAAATATTTCTTGATTTCTTTTTTGTAAGATAGTCCTCATCTCGTCTATTGTAATTTTGCCATCTGATTTTTTCATCTCAAGCACACCAACATTGTAAAGCAAATCATTACGGTGATTACCAGACCATTTATCCATAATCATCTTTTGAACACATGGTGGATAATGTTTCCAATCTTCTTCTGGTTCATACTCCTTAACTTTTATATTTTGTAATTGATCTAATGATAAAGTTTTACTTTTAATTATTTCAATAAAAGTCCCAATCATCACTGGAGTATTTGATTCATTATATGCAAACTCAGTGGTAGCGTTCATATTAAAGTAAGGCATATTCATACACTTGTTCATCGGAAATACTTCTAATGCTTGAAAAAAATTTTTATTCCATTCATTTAATTTTTTTAAAACATCTTTTACTGGATACCAATTGTCTAAAAACAAAAACAAATGCAGACCACCTGATTTTGATCTAACTGGTACTAAGGGTAATTGATTGTCTTTGAGAATATCTATAACTTTTTTTTGTGAATAATCTTTATAACTTTGTGGGTCTATATCTATGCAGCCCCATTTACATTTGTCATTTTTTTCTGGTTTAATACCGATACGTTTCGTACCATCTAAATGTTCCTTCCATATTTTAAGAGTGACTGGTTCGTGAATCGTGAGTGTTTGTCCCACTGTCTTGCCCCGTTCATCTACCTCCCCAGTAAGAGAGGTAGTGATGAACAGTTCAGAATTTCCCTCAAATATTTTTAAGAGTTGCTCCTCCATAAAAAATATTAAAACGGAACACCTTCTTTACTATTATTTCCTTGAGCCTGATTATCTTGAGTAAAATCTACTTTACCAAAAATATCACTCTTCATAGCACTTTGATAAAAGGCTTGAGTTGTCTCTAATACTTTCAAATGTTCTTGAGTATTTAAAAACTTATCAAACTCAACAACCCATCCATACCAAGAGTTTTGTGAATTAGACTCTTTAGTCGTACTTAACTTGTAAGCAGTAGACCATGATGGTGGATTGAACATACCATTTTTACCTTGTGCTCTTCTAGACATAATCATTGAATTCCATGTCTTAGATTTTTTCTTTTGAGTAGATTTCATAGTAATCAAAGCTTGTTCTATTGGATTATAATTTTCATCCAAAATATAAACAAAGTGATTACCAGTATCTTCAACATAGTTTCCGTTTTCTAATCGGTCTTTGTTGTCGGCACCTCTAGTTGTTTGGGACATAATAGCTGGATCAGTATGAATACCTACTGGTCTTCCTGGACTATCCCCTTTGTCTTTCCATTCATTGAAAGTGTTTATGTAAAGACAAGGCACTACTATTAATCCTTGTCTACCTTTCCAAACCGTACCAGATGTTTCACTCCATATGTCTCCTTGCTTAGCAGTCTCAACATATTTTCCATCAGTCTCATCTAAGACTGGAGAGTTAGCATAAAGTATTTTTAAGATTGGTAGTTTTTGGTCTCGAGCTGTAACATACTCTTGACCTTGACCCGCCATCTGCTCTAAATTTATAGCAGACGGTAGATTGTCTTTTTTGGTCGTCATCGCTTTTTTTTCGATCATGATTGTTCCTTCGTGGTTATTTTAGTTTTATTTGCAACATAAGTTCCAAACAGTTCAGCA